TTTTTCTTGGTTTTGCGTGCACGATGAGACTCCGATTATAAACGTAATGAGAAAAGCTATCGAAATAAGTCGCCTGCTATTTTTTATGAGAAACATGCGTATCCTCCGGTATTTAGTATAAGTAGCCGGCAGGCGTAAGCCTTGATCGAGCGCCCCGCCCGGGTACAGTAGGCATATATTTTATCAAAACAGTCATCATTTATCAACCCTCGAGAAGTTCAAAATCCCATTCGCTTCTTCCAGGCTGTTGCACCAAACTTCGCCCGCTTTATCTTTCTGGACCATGTGGCATAAATCACAATCATAATGCTTATCATCAAAAAACCACTCGGCCCACTCGATCAGTTTTTTTCCTTGTCCTTTTTGGCTTTAATACCCTCCGAGGAAAGCAATGTAAGAGCCCGCGCAACAAACCGATCAAAAACAGGGATCGCCATTAGCCTGATTTTATTTTCTTTGGTTACGGGTATTTTACGGCCCTTGGCATCAAGTGCTTTGTCATCCCAGCCCGTTATGACATAATCCCAAAGTTCCTCGCGTTCCGCCCTTTCCTCTGAGGCTGACAACTCTTCAAAAAACCCAACCCTTTCCATGCCCCTGGTTGTCGGGTTTAACACAAACTCGAACTTTTGTTTTTGCTTTGAGCGGACCTCTTCCATTTTCGGAACCATTGATCGGAGCTGAAAGGTTGGCGCATCCGGTTTTGGCTTATCATAAACGACTTTGCCTGCATCGTCTATGCGAGACTCAAAAAACTTAAATCCTTCACCTTCGTTCTTGCCATCCAGGTCAAAAAACATAAAAAACCCCCTTATACGTTTGCGGTAAAAGAAATATCGCCAGTGATCTGGAAATTAACGGTTTCTTTAACGACCTCGCCAATGGTCGGGTTTAAATCCCACGAATTAAACGATACCCAGCAAATATAATGATCGCCGGTATAGTCCCCATCCGGATCATAGGTAAATAATTTCAGCAAAAAGTATTGTTCACCTGTGGCGCTCAACTGGTCTTCCAAATTTCTAAACCACGTTTCGCCTTCAATAAAATACGCTTCCGCGCTTCCGGTTGCACCGGCCATCCCGGGGATTGCCTCTTTCCAGTGATCGCCCTGGGAAGATATATCCCCCATGTCGAGCGCAACGTTCAGATTCCAGCCAATCAAATATCCAACTTTCTGTATCGTTGTCGGCAATATATACCCATTATTGTCGTGAACGGTTGTCACGCCGGGCGCCCCGGACCATGTTGCCATGCCGTTGGTATTGTTAACGTGCAAAAGTGCCACGCCAGCGGTTGGTGTCCATGTCGGTGGATCATTCGGGTTAATAATTCGTCTGGTTGCGTTTGTTACCTGTGACGTTGATGCAACGATGGTTGTCGGCTCATCGTGAAAGTTGCAGAGTTCCCACTTATCGCCCAGCGTGTGCCCTGTCTCAGCGGCCCATGTGATTGTTTGGTTATCTGCACCCAGGGCTATTGGTACGCCCGCATTCATTTCGACACCAGCTGCGCCGCCGCCGCCGTTTATTGTCCAGGTAAACTCATCCTCTCCGCCGGCGCCGGTGAGCTCACCGTCGACCGTACACGTAAAATATGCCGTTGCCGCTGCATTATACGCGAGGCCCCATGTAGCATCGTTCAGGCCCACGGTTCCAGTTGAGACATTAACATAACCGTTCGGTCGTAAGGCGTATAAGGCACCAATTTTTCCATGAGTTGGTACTGTTGGAGATGCCATCTTATTCCCTCCTTAAATTTTATTATGGTGTTACTGACAGTGCGCCGTCGCCCTGAAAACTGATCGTCGAGGACACAACATCGCCGATATTGCCGTTAAAATCAGCGCCGGTAATAAAAACATTTCCAGCATAATAATTGGCAACAACGTCCAGTGTAAATCTGACGGTTGTCAGCTTCACGCCCGGAATTGCAACGATTAAATTATCATAAAATGCGGCCTGCTCCGTATTGCCCATAACATAGTGAGCTTCGAACGTGCCAGACCAGCCGGTCTGTCCTGGTAGTGCTTCTTTCCAATGTTGCCCGGCCCGAGATGCGTCCGCCATATCGAGCGCAACATTTATTGTCCAGCCTTTCGAATAATCCATTTGTACACCACCGGTTTCCACCCGGCAATACTTCCCATGTGTTGGTGCTGTTGCGTGTGCCATTTATTCTACCTCCTGTTGGTTTTTAAACTTATACTACAATCCACCCATCGTAATCCTGGGCATAATGATAAACTTCAATTGTTCCCGAGGGTGTTGTGTGGTCCTCTCTCATCTCCGTCAGATTCCCTCTCATAAAATAAATCGGTGTATAACCCGTTATCGTCATTACAACATCGTCGTAAAGCGTCCATAAATCCGTGAGCATGTTTTCAATTTCTGTTGACCCGGATAGTGACGAAAATAACGAAAATTGAATGTCAAATTGTTCAATTGTTTTGCCGCCCGGATATTCCGGAATATCGTTCACGACAAAATAAACGGCGTAAGGATATTGGGCACCCTGCGGGGCGCTGAGTTTAAAAAGCCTGGTTCCGATATGGGCGCTTAATGCGCTGCCGCTTAATTTTCCATAAATTGCCTGGGTCAAACTTAACACGCCACCCCTCCGTAATATTGCTTCTTAATAACCCATTCCTCTTTCATGTGGCATGGCCTACACAATGAAACAAGATTTTCATCTGAATCATCTTTGCTTATTGCGAAGGGCACTTTGTGGTGAACGTCTAAGCGCTTTCCCTCAACACTACACACTTGGCACGCATTCTTATCTCTTTTAAGTATTCTCCACCTGATTTTGTCCCATACATCGTTACCTAAATATCTTGAATAATTAAAACTTATACCTCCTCGCCATGCATGGTTTTTTGATCCTGTCATGCTTGGCTTTTTAACTCCGGTCTTTGCAATACTGATCTTAGCGTTTCTTTCCGGTGTTATCTTAGGCTTATGCCCTTTCTGGAAACATCCTGAATGGCCTTTGGCTACAGCCCGTAACATTCCTTGTCGTCGTTTATCTTTTTCTTCTTGTGAGTGCTTTTTCCCCACAAGGGCATTGCTTATATTTTGACAATGCTCTTTAGTCCTGTTGTGGCGTTTCATCATTTCGCTACAACTTATTTTTACGCCGTGTTTATTTAAATTTCTCCAAATTGTCATTGGATCACAACCATATATGACAGCAATTTTTATCGTTGATAAATGTTCTTCTTGGTAAAGACTTTTTAATTCTTGAGCATTAAAATTATAAGCCATTAAGTCGCGTCCTCAAATTCTTTACAACCCTGACAAATTTTTTCCACTTTGTCCCCATATAAGACAGTTCGATAAGTCCATCCTCTGTCGGCAGTAGTCTTTCTATTATTTCCGGATCGCCAGTATCGGTAAGGTGAAACTTTTTAAGACAAAGCATCGCTTTTATAACGCCCTTCTCTTCCGGATAATATTTAACCGTAACAGAGACAACCTCTCCAACGGTCATATCCAAGTTAACGCTTGTGATGTGTTTTATACACTCAAGCCCCAACGCATCTGAGAAGTCTCTACACGCTTGACTGTGTCCTCCCAATGATGCCATCATGTCTCCTCTATTTTAGGTTTCATGCCTACTATCCAAACAGCGAGCCTAATTAATATTTTTGCTATTTTTATTTTCATTCCGAATATTTTTATCCCGGTTATTTCGACGTGGCATGTTATTTGTTTTGTTAAATCACGAATCGGAATTGATTTTACAAGCATTGCCATCAGGTTGCCTCCTTTAAGTCGCGTCCTTACACATCAAATCTAGCCACTCGTTTCGCATTTTAGGATTCAATATCTTGATAATATTGTAATATGTGTGACCGTATTTTACGCGCTCCCACGGTTTTAAATAGCTGCGATATCTTATCCGAATTTGGGTCATTATAACCATCGTTGTTCTGTCGGATTGTTTAACTTCTTTCCCACTTGATGGCCAAATCGCTCCCCACACCGTAGCCTCATCATAATAACTGTCAGAAAATCCCCCCATTCCGTCTGGAACCGTCGTCTTGTTCTGTAAAATCAGTCTTTTGTTTAATTTGCCGATTTCCATTAAAAGTCATCCCTCGGCAACCGTTTTAAAATACGTGGTGAATTTCGGGCCTTCCTTTCGTGGTATCCGAGAACCTTCTGGAATATCTTCAAACGAGTAGTGTTCAAAAATAACCCTAAAGCATTGTAATGAATCCGAATATTCAGCTGTTATAAACAAAGCATCAGCAGGAATATCACTCGTCGCCGAAAACGTTTTTTTATCATGTGGTTTGCATAAATCGGCAACAAGCCCTGGGGTCATTAAAACATATGCTCTTTTCATGTGCCCTCCTTAAAATTCGTCCCAAAGTCGTGCGCTCTGCAAAAGGCGCATGACCGTTTTATTATCCACATAATTAGATCCGGACATACCGAAAACCTGGCTTTCTCGGTTGGTATAGAGATCCGCCGCAATTAAGAGGCAGGCTGCCCTGATCTTAGATGGAACTAAAGCTGCCGTGGTCCAGCCTGATACAAATCTGATAACAATCGGATTGCTGGGGTAGGCTGTAAAACTCGGCCATGCTACGCCATACGGTAATACAATCCTGCCAATTTCATCCCCGTTGGTTTCGACCAGATATTCAGTTGTGACGGTCATCGTTGTTTCAGTTCCGCCAGAATCCGTATATTTTAGATGCGTAACCGTCGCCAGATTTCCGAAAGGTATCTTGATAAAATTGGATGGCGGGAATTCGTCAAGGTACATATCCCAGGTTTGGGTCAATAGGCCCCGGCACGTGATGTCCTCAACGTGTTCTCTGGCTACTTTTATAATACCGTTTAACAGATCATCCTCAATCGAGGTTGCTTCCATCCTGATCACGGTGGTTGTAAATTCACAATTTGCCGCCGCGACAACGGCCTCGGTCCGGATCCATTGCTTTGTCCCGGTGTAGGCTTTTTCTTGAATACGATCATAAACAGCGGTCAAAGTCGTATCCGTATAGGCCACTGTTGAATCGGCATCGTCGAGTGCCGTGGTGCCAAACGTAAAGGCCCCCGCCGTTCTCATTGCGGTTACGGTC